GCCGCAATCCGCCGAAGAGCGCCTTCGCGCGTTCGAGGACGAAAAGCTCGGTCCGGACACGCCCCGCCATCAGGGCGAGATCGAGAAAGGAAGCGGCGCGGCCTTTCACAGTTTGAGCGATGAGGACAAGGCCCGCCACGCCGCGCTCGAGGAGATGATCGACACCGAAGACGCGGTGGCGAAGGCGGAAACCTCGCTCGCCGCCGCCAACGCCCGCCATGCCGCCACCGCAAAACGCGCCGGCGTCGAGGAGGTCACGCAATGAGCGAGAAAGCTTTTCAATCGACCCGCGGCGGCGCGCCGTTCCCGCGATCGGCCAATGAATGGATGGAAAAGGGCATGCCGGCCGACCAGGCCGAGCACCGCATGCGTCAGGAAGTATTCGGCCACGACCACAAGACCGACGCCAAGGGCAACCCGATCGAGCAGGGCAAGGGTTCGGCCGCGCAACCGACCGCGCAGCACCTGCAGGCCAAGCAGATCGGCGAGGATGCCGCCGCCCAGCGCGGTATGCGCCAAGGCTGGAATCCTGGCCTTGAAGGTGCCTTCGACCCGCGCATTCAGGACCAGATCGACCGTGCCGTTGCCGCTGCCATGCGGAAGAAGCCGGCTCCGCGCCGCGGCAAGAAGGCGAAGGCCGCCGCTCCCGCCCAAACTGCGGATATCTGACCGTGCCGAGCCTGCCTGCGCTCTCACCTGCGGCATCCGACCTTGGTCTTGGCCAGGGCGGCAACGGCCTTGCCCAGGAAGTCAAGGACGAGTCCGAGGAGGAGCGCAAGCGGCGCCTGGCGCAACAGCGGCTGAGCCAGCTCACGCCCGGGGCCGCGGCGCTGTACGGCCCCTCGATGGGCATTGGCAGCCCGGGGGTGACAGGTGCCGGATACTGAGACCAGCGAGAGCCAGCTTGTCCGCAAGCCCTATCCGCGCGAGGATCAGATCGTTCTGGAGACGCTGCGGGAGTTCTCGGAATTCCAGTCGCAGCGCGCCGTGTTCGCCCAGCAATGGGAGGAGGCGTCGCAGCTTGTGCTGCCGACCTCGCGCAACACGTTCAATTTCGGCTCCTCCAATTGGCAGGGTCAGAAAAAGACCGATCGTCAAATCGATGGCACCGGGGCGCTGGCGCTGCATCGTTTTTGCGCGATCGCCGATTCTCTGGTCACCCCGCGATCGACGTACATGGTGGCGTTGCCGAACGCGCCGAGTGATTGCCAGTTGTTGTAGTTCTGCCCGGTGAAATTCGAGCTCGCGCAAAAGGCGCTGTTTCAGCATCGCTATGCCGCGACCGCGAATTTCACCGGGCAGAACTACAACAACTGGCAATCACTCGGCGCGTTCGGCAACGCCACCATGTACGTCGACACCCTCGACGGCCGGCGGCTGGCCAACCTGCGCGGCTTGCGCTACCGCGCCGTGTCGCTCGGCGAGACCTATTATGGCGAGAACCACCAGGGCATCGTCGACCGCATCATCCGCTGGTTCCGGCTGACCGCCTATCAGGCCGCGCAAAAATGGGGCGAGGATGCGCTGCCGCCGAACCTGTTCACCTCGCTGCACAACGGTAGCCAGACGCTCTATGATTTCCTGCATTGCGTGAAGCCGCGCGACGAGGATGAGTACGATCCTGACCGGCTCGATGAAAAGGGCATGCCGTTCACGTCCTATTATATCTCGGTCACCGGCAAATGCATGATGGCGCCGGAAAGCGGCTACCGCAAATTCCCCTACGCGGTTTCCCGCTACGACCAGACCCCGGGCGAGGTCTATGGCCGCGGCCCCGTGCAGATCGTGCTGCCTGCGCTGAAAACCCTGAATTCGCAGAAGACCACCTTTCTCACGCAGGGCCACCGCGCCGCGGCGCCCGTGCTGCTCACCACCGATGATGGCAACATTGATTTTTCGATGCGGCCTGGTGCGCTCAACAAGGGCGGCGTGAGCGCGGACGGCAAGCTGCTGATCCAGGCCCTTCCCTCCGGCAACATCGCCATCAATGAGAAGATGATGGGCATGGAGAGCCGCCTGATCGACGATACGCTGCTGGTCTCGCTCTACCGTACCCTGTCGGAAAATCCGAACATGAAGGCGACCCAGGTGATCGAGCTCGTCAACGAGCGCAGCATGCTGGTGGCGCCCACCCTCGGGCGCCAGCACAATGAATATGTCGCCCAGATGGGCGAGCGCGAGATCGACCTGTTGATGGATCAGCAGCTTCTGCCGCCGATGCCGGCCGCATTGCAGGAGGCGATCCGCGCCGGCCGCGCCAAGCATCGCATCACCGATACCTCGCCGCTCGCCAAGCAGGCCAAGATGGCAGGCTTCGAGGTCTCCATCCGGATGTTGGAGACCTCGAAAGAGATCGTGAACATCACGCAGGACATGAGCTATCTCGACTGGTTCGACGGCCAGGTGGCGCTACCCTCGATGGCGCGCAACCAGATGGTGCCCGAGAGCTACATCGCCGACGACCAGAAGGTGGCCGCCAGGCAGAAATCCCGTGCACAGGCGCAAGCCCGTCAGCAGCAGATCGAATCCCTGCCGGCGCAGGCCAGCATGATCTCGGCGCAGGCCAAGGCATCCAAGGCGCAGCCCGGTGTCGCGCCGGGCGCGCAGGGACTCGGAGGGCCACAGCAATGAGCGACGCGCTGCGCAAGTTCCGCCGCAACAACGGCGTGCCGATCATCAAGATGCCGAATCAGCGCCGACTGCTCGGCGGCAAGGATCTCAACGGCGCGATCTGGATTCAGGTCGAGGGCGGTCCGCGCATCACTATGCCGCCGAAGCAGGCGCTTGAATTTGCCGTCGGCATGCTGCGCGCGTGCGGCGTGCAGCTTGAGGAATGCGACGTGGATAATTTGTTGAAATGAGCGACATCGAGGACAAGGCCGCCGAACTAATGCGGGCCTACGCCGTGACTTTCGGCTGTCCGGCCGGCCAGATCGTGCTCGTCGATCTCATGACGTTCTGCCACGCGATCGAGCCGAGCGCCGTCGAAGGCAAGCCCGACCGCTCTCTGATGAACGAGGGCCGCCGCGAGGTTTTGCTCCGCGCCATGAAGTTCTCGAAGATGACGCTTGAAGACCTTTACAACCTGCATCTGGGACGCGGATCGTCCCTGCGCACCACAGAAGGAGAACCTATCGATGAGTGAAGCACCCGCTCCCGCGCCCGCACCGGCTCCAGCCCCGGCTCCCGCGCCAGAGGCATGGCACACCGGCATCGACGGCGAACTGCTCGGCCTCGCCCAGAACAAGAGCTGGAAGCTCGACGATCCCAAGATCGCGTTCTCGGCCGCGGCGAGCGCCTATCGCGAAGCGCAGCGCCTCGTCGGGGCGCCGCCGGAATTGATGATCCGGCTGCCCAAGGACCAGACCGACGAGGCCGGCTGGAAACAGGTCTTCACCCGGCTCGGCGTTCCCGAAGACGCGAAGGGATACGATTTCGCCGGCGTGAAGTTCGCCGATGGCACCGAGATCGATGCGGCCTTCGCCGACACCATGCGCGCCGCCTTGCTCGGCGCCCACGTTCCGAAGGACCGCGCCGCCGATGTGGTCAAGGCCGTGGTCAAGTTCATGGACTCGTCCGACGCCGAGGAGAGCGCGGTCAGGGCCGGCAAGCTCGCCGAGGAGAAGACCGCGCTGGAAAAGAACTGGGGTCCCAACATGGCGGCCAACAAATTCGTTGCCCAGCAGGCCGCGACAAAGCTCGGCATCGCGCCGGAAACCGTGGCCGCGCTGGAGGGCGTGGTCGGTTACAAGACGATCATGGAGATGTTCCACAAGATCGGCACCGCGATCGGCGAGGCCAAGTTCGTCTCCTCCGAGGGCAACCCGTCCGGCGTCATGAGCCGCGATCAGGCCGTGGCGCAGAAGGCTACGCTGATGGCGGATCGCGCCTGGGGCGAGCGCTACATCAAGGGCGGTGCAGCCGAACGGCGCGAGATGGCCGCGCTGAACATCATCATTTCCGGCGTGGCGGCTTAAGCCATGCCGTGGTCGGCCAAATCCTTTGCAAGTCGGCACAACAAGAAGTTGCACGGCGAGGCGGCGACAAAGGCCGCTGCGCAGGCCACGGCGATGGTCGGGTCCGGCGTTCCCGAGGGAATCGCCATCGCCACGGCCAACAAGACCGGCAATCGAATTCAGGCAAAGCACGCCAAAAAACGCTCCTGAATAATCCGGTGCGTTGAACTTTCAAATCGGGCGGGGCAGGTTCCCGTCCGCGTGGTGAACGGCCCCCGTCGGTATCGCGAGAGCGAACCGGAGGATACGGCCCGAAGCCCAAGACGGACCCCGTAGCTGGATACGTCCGACCGATCTGATGAAGGCCCCGGTTCGCACCGGACACGCCGAAGCATGCGATGACCTGGCCCCCGTTCCTCGGACACGGCCGCACGGACCATTTCTGCAACGGGGTTTCCGATGGCACAGACCGAAAACCAAGGCCTTTTCCAGCTATTCACGACCGAATTCTCGACCAACATCGAACTGCTCCTGCAACAGAAGCAGTCGAAGCTGCGCGGGCGCGTGATGGAAAAAGCGCACGTCGGCAAGATGGCGTCGCCGGTCAACCAGCTTGGCCCGGTCAGTCTCAAGGCTCCGGCCGGCCGCTTCGCGCCGATGCCGAACCAGGCCGGCGACCTGTTCCGGCGCTGGGTCTTCCCGCAAGACGGCGAACTGCCGCAGCTCATCGATCCCTTTGACGAACTCAAGACCGTCGTCAGCGTCGATTCGGCCTACACGCAAGGAGGCGCCGCTGCGATCAACCGCGCATGGGATGATTCGGTTATCTCCGCTTTCTTCGCCACGGCCAATCTTGGCCAGGATGCCGGCGGCCTCACCACCGAGACCTTCTCGACCACGAATTTCCAGGTCGCCTCGACCTTCGGCTCGGCCTCGGCGTCCGGCCTGACCATCG